AATCAAGTCGGCTCGGGTCGGCTACACAAAAATCGTTTTGGCGGCGCTCGGATACTTCGCCGAACACCGTCGCCGCAACCAAGCGCTATGGCAGCCGACCGACAGCGCCCGGGACGAGTTCGTCAAAACGGAATTGGAACCGATGCTGCGGGACGTGACCGCCATGCATCCGATTTTTCCAGCCCGGTTAGCACGCCACAAAGACAACACACTTCTGGTGAAGAAGTTCCGCGGTAGCGTCCTGCACCTGCGCGGGGGGCGCTCCGGCGACAACTACCGGCGTCTGTCGATCAGCGTTGCCGTGCTGGACGAATTCAGCTCGTTCGATTCGAACATCGACGGTGAGGGCGACCCCGGGCAGCTCGCAAGCAAGCGCCTGGAGGGAGCAACCTTTCCTAAGTTGGTGATCGGGTCCACGCCGAAGCTCAAAGAGACCTGCCTGATGGACAAGCGTGCGGCCGGCGCGGATGCGCGCTACGACTATCACATAGCCTGCCCCCACTGCGGAGAACACCACGCATTGACCTGGGGCGGGAAGGACGAACCCAACGGATTCAAATGGCTGAATGGCGACCCTGAGACGGTTCGGCACCTGTGCCCGCATTGCGGGGTGTTGACGACTCAGGGCGAGTACCTGGCCGCGGCGGAGGATGGATTCTGGTTCGGCACGGACGGAACGACGATCGATCGTGATGGAATTTTCCGCAACGCGGCCGGCGAGACCGTCTCGGCTCACAAGCGGGTCGCTTTTCAAGTCTGGACCGCGTACAGCCCGATGGTGAGCTGGTCCAAGCTGGTCCGCGAGTTTCAGGACGCCTATGCCAAGGCACAACAGGGTGACGACGAGCCGCTAAAGACGTTCTGGAACACGACGCTAGGGCAGGCTTGGGAAGGTGAAATCGAGAAAATCGAGGCCGACGAACTCAAGCGGCGCGCGGAAATTGAGGCTTACAGGCTGCCGGGCCAAGGCGACAACATGGTGCCCATGGGCTGCACCTTGTTGCTGGCAGGATGCGACACGCAAGGTAATCGGGTCGAGGTTAGCGTCTGGGGGTTTGGGCGCGGACAGGAAATGTGGACGATTGATCATCAGATTTTTCACGGCAACCCAGCCGAGGATGAAGTCTGGGCCAGCGTGGCGGAATACCTGTTCGAGCGCCGTTTTCAGCATGAGGGCGGCCAGCAAATGAGCATTTATGCATCCGCCATCGACTCCGGTGGTCACCATTCGAATGCCGTTTATGACTTCGCGCGACGCAACAAGGCGCGCCGGGTGTTCGCGGTACGTGGACGGCCGTTCGGTGAGAAGGCGATTAAGGATGGCGCGGGCCAGGTCGATATCGACTGGCGTGGCAAGCGTTTGAAAAAGGGCGTCATCCTCTGGCACGTCGGCACCAACCTGGCCAAAGACTTGCTGCATAGCCGCCTCGCAATCGAGTCGCCGGGGGCGGGCTATGTCCACTTGTCGGCGGATCTGTCAGAAGAGTGGTTTAGGCAGTTCTCGGGCGAGGTGCGGGTAGCGCGCAAGACTGCGACCGGTGTTCGCACCCTCTGGACCGCCATCCGTAAGCGCGTGGAGACGTGGGATTGCGCCGTCTATGCCCTCTGGGTTGCGGAGCACCTGGGCCTTTCACGCAAGACCGACGCCTGGTGGGACGCGATGGCGGCCAAGTTGGATGCATTGCCGCCGGCCGCCGAGGCTGATGACGACTCGGCGCAATCGCCCAACCCGCAGCCTGCAAAGCCGCCGCGGGCGCCGCTAGCGTCACCCGCACCAGCCCCAAGGGCGCCTGCGCGCCCCGGGCGACGCCGGGCTGCGCCCTCAAGCTATCTGAAGGGGCGGAGGTGATAGGCGCGAACCAGCAGCCAAAACAATGAAATAGGACAGTTCCATGGCATACACCCAGGCCGATCTGGAGAAATTGGACCGCGCTATCGCCGGTAGCCAGTTGGAGGTCCAGTACGACGGCAAGCGCGTGCGCTTCCGTAGCACGGACGAATTGATGCGCGCCCGCGCTCATGTGGAGCGGGAACTTAGCAAAGGCAAAGGGCGGCCGCGACAGTTCAGGCTGCGCAGTGCCGGAAAGGGGATTCGATGAGCTACCTCAAGCAGCGCAGTTCGGGCCTGCTGGTGCCCCGTCGCCTGAGCGCGCAAATGAGCAGCAGCTATGAAAGCGGCAGTGCTACCGGGAGCCGTGCTCGCAATTGGAATCCATCGGGGGCCGGGCCAAACGCCGCTGCTACCCAAAATCTTGGATTGCAGCGGCGTCGCGCGCGAGACGCTGTGCGCAACGACCCTTGGGCGCTCACGGCTACGACGCGATGGGTGACCAATGTCATCGGAACGGGAATTCAGCCGTATCCCAAACATCCAGATCCGGCGGTACGGCGGGCACTGAAGGAGCTTTGGGCCGATTGGGTGCAAGAGGCTGACGCTGATGGTCGGCTCGACTTCTATGGTATGCAGGCGCTGGCGGTTCGCAGCATCTTTCAGGATGGCGAAACTCTGGTGCGTCTGCGCCCGCGGCGTCCTCAAGACGGGCTGGTCGTGCCCTTGCAGCTACAGCAACTAGAAGGCGACCAACTTCCGGTTGAGCGAACGCTTTCACTCCCGAACGGCCGCGAGGTCGTAAATGGTGTGGAGTTTGATGCCATCGGCCGGCGCTCGGTTTATCACCTGTGGCGCCGACATCCAGGCGATTTTGGGCGCTCCGGAATAGAGCAGGACATAGTGCAAGTACCTGCGGATCAGGTAATCCACGCCTACCCGATGCTGCGGCCAGGCCAGGTACGTGGCGTGACTGCTTTGGCAACCGTGCTGCTGCGCCTGAAGTCCATCGATAACTTGGATGACGCGGTGATGTACCGGCAAGAGGTGGCAAATCTCTTTGCCGGATTCATCACGAAGCCAGATCCCGACGCCGATCCAATAAATCCGCTCACTGGCGAATCCGACGGCTACGAGATTGATGGCGATGGCACACCGCTGGTCTCCATGGAGCCGGGCACGATGCAGGAATTGGCGCCGGGCGAAGAGGTGACTTTTTCCAGCCCGCCAGACGCTGGGAACAACTATGAAGGGTTTATGCGGCAACAGCTGATGGGGGCTTTTGCTTCCGTCGGCGTCCCGTATGAGATCGCCACGGGCGATCTTCGGGGGATCAGTGACCGAACGCTCCGAGTTGTCGTCAATGAGTTCCATCGGCTCATAGAGCAGTACCAGTGGCACTGCGTGATTCATCAGTTTTGCCGCCCGGTGTGGAACGCCTGGATTGATGCTCTTGCACTGTCCGGCACGTTCCCTATGCCTGACTTCCATCGGCGCCGCCGTGAATGGCTGCGCGTGCTGTGGGTGCCTCAAGGATGGCCTTACTTCAACCCGGTGCAGGACGTGCAGGCCGACAAGGAATCTGTGAGAAGCGGGTTTGCCAGCCGGTCGTCAATCATCCTCAAGAAAGGCGATGACCCCGATCACGTTGCGGCCGAAATCCGAGCGGACAACGAAACGGCCGACGCCGAGCGCTTTGTTTTCGACAGCGACCCACGGCATACGACCAGCGCCGGTAAGGCGACAGTATCCGAAGGGGGCGGCCGCCCCGACCCTCTCAATCAATGAATGGAGCCAATATGGCAAAGAAGGTCTGGTACACGATCACCGCGAACGCGCAGGCGGATAAGCCTGTGGTCGAGATTCGCATTTATGGCGAAATCGGATTCTGGGGGACCACTGCCGAAGCGTTCGTTGCAGAACTGGACGCAGCGGCGGCGGGTGGCGCCGACATCTTGGTTTCGCTGAACAGCCCAGGGGGCGACGTTTTCGACGCCTTTGCAATTTACAACGCGCTACGTCGGTATGCCGGCCGGGTGACCACGCGGGTAGATAGCGTGGCAGCCTCCGCCGCCTCATTGATAGCGATGGCCGGAGACCAGCTGATCATGCCGGAGAATACGCAGCTGATGATTCACAACGCTTGGATCATCACCGGCGGCACGGCCGAGGATCTGCGCACGACCGCAGAAATGATGGATCGGATTCGAGACGGTGTTGTCGCGGCCTACTCCCGCAAGAGTGGGTTGGACAGTGACAAGATCATCGAAATGATGGACGCGACCACCTGGATGACTGCGCTCGAAGCGCAGGCCATGGGCTTCTGCGACCTCATCGAAGACCCGATTCGCCTGCAAATGTCGGACAGCGCAGCCGCGGTGCTGGAGAAGCACAAGAATCTGCCCGACGACGTGAAAGCCATGCTCAAAGCCCTCGAGGGGGATGATTCGGCGCCCGAACATCAGCCCAAACCGGCACCTGGCCCCGAGGCCAAGCCCGAAGCCGAACCCAAGCAGGAACCCGAGGCTACGCCGCCCGCAGATTTGCCGACGGCGACAGCTCTGGCGGCCCGCGTGTACGCATCGTGCCGTCAGCAGGGTATTGCCGAGTTGGCGGAGGGCGTGCTGGTCAGCGGGGCGCTTGATAGTCTCGCGCGTGCGGATGAACTAGTTGCGCAAGCCAAAGAGATCGCCGGCATCTGCTTGGCGGCAAAGTTGCCCGAAAAGGCTGCTGGATTCGTGTCTGCCGGTCTCACTGTGGACCAAGCGCGAGCGCGCCTGTTCGATCAGGTTCTCGCCGACTCGGGAGAACCGATCAATAACCGT